CCAAAAGCTTCTCCATATTGTTCTCCAGAAACACCATATGCCCTCTGAAAAACTTCACTCTCTCGAGTTCTAGCCTCTAACTCTTGCCCAGTCATATCTCGACCGGCAGAACGAGCTATCCCTGTTGCCCGTTCTCTACGCTGTTGACGAGTAAACCCAAGGCTAATGTCATCTCCTATCATTGCACCGCCAGTGAGTTCTCTAAGACCCATACCGGGTCCAGCTTGTTGGATAGACCGTTGGATGGATTGCTGAACGCCAAATCCTAACCCCAGCATACCCAAGGCTCGCATCCCACTTCCACCCATGCGTTTCAGAATTCCACCACCAGCAGCACCACCAGCACCACCTAATCCACCACCTAATCCACCACCTGACATTAATTTTTGTTGTCGATTGATTTCTTTTATCTGGTCAGAATATTTATCTGCTGTGCTTAATAGTTGTTGAGCTTTTTTGTTGTCCCAAGCATCCTTGCCAGTTTGGGACATTTTGATAAGTTCATTGTTAACTTGATCAAAACCACTTTTGGCTATTTTTAGTTGACTGCCTAAGTCATCCACTAATGCTTTTTTGAATTCTCTGCGAATGGTTGGATCTAACTTTACTTTTCCAAGTTCTGCTATTGACTGTTTCGCTAGTTCAGTCTTCTCCTGAAGAGGTTTTATATCTAAGCCAAGTGATAACTTTGCTTGTTTAGGCATCGAAATAATCCTCAAATTCTTCATCAGTTACGGTTGGACTGACTTTTGTAATCTTAGATCTCGGAAGACTTCTCCCAAGACTATTGATTATAACATCTACTTCCCCATCTGTAAGATCCTTATCATTTTCGTTTTGATACTTAGAAATATCAACCTTAACTTTGCCTAAACGCTTTTTTATAACCTTTTCCATCTCAGGATCTAAAGAACCGTCCCAATCATCCTCTTGCTTTTGGTTAACTGATCCAAGAAACTCTTCTATCTTCTCAGGATATCTAATGTAATATTCTTCCAACTGTTCAATAAAAAGTTCTTCAATCGTATACTCATCCAACTGTTTTGGTGGTTGCTTATAATGATTACACCACCATCTAATCAATCTTTTTTCAGTATCCTTAGTGTTTGAAATAGCAATACGATGAAGATTATCATTGTCAAGTAATTGATTTTTCAATATCTCTGACAAGTTTTTTAGTCTTATCTTCATCGGATACATCTGATTCATCTCCACCATGTATTTTCTTTTTCCATTCAACTTCAAAATCCATAACTTTATTATAGATTTCACTCACTACATTTCCATCATACATCTCTAACCCAAATGTGGTTTCAGCCCACCAATCAGGATATTCTTTTAAAGTATGTCTTAAATAAGCTATGGCATGATTGAATTCAGCAACCTCAAGGTCATCAGGATCTTTGTCTCCATTTAATCGACCACGTAATGCTGATAACCGACTACGATCACCTAATGTCGGTCTGACATATTTGAACTTACCAGCCCAATTCATGCCAGTTTCTTTGCCTTGCCCTTGGAAATTGAAGGAGTATTCCATGCTTGGGAGAGAAAAACTTTTTTCCATTTTAGAACCTCATAAAAAAAATTAATGAAAGGGTGATTCCCACACCCCTCTTGGTAATACCCCAAGTGGTGTCATTCCTTTTTTATCCGTCAGCTTCGTCAAAAGCAGTTCTACCGACGAATGACCACGTTTCGGTCATAACCCCTCTTGCGTCAACGGCTGACTGTCTTGCTTGAAGTTTAACACCAGTCATAAGCAAAAGGATCGCTTTCGTATCCCTATCCACTACTGATGCTGTCAGTTCTCCTTGAGTCAAAATCTGAGAAAGTGAAGACATATATCCCAAACCTTTAACAGATTGATTTGGAACTCTAAAATTTTGACACTGTAAATCTACGGTATACCCAGTCTCAGCATGTTCTGCTACTTCCAACTGGTCAAGTACGTTTATAGGTTCGTATGTAATATTTTCGTTCCAAGAAACGTTAGAAGCATAAGCTACCTTGTTACCATCCAACAAGAATATTACCTTAGCACCAGTCATCACAACGCTTTTGCTGTCATTACCTGCTTGTACTGCCATGATTTATCTCCCTTATGCGCTTTGCTGAATGTCAGCTAAGTAAATTGTTGGTAATGCAAAATCAAGTCCTTGAACTGGAGTGACAATAACATCAATGCTGGCTGTATTACCTTCAACTACTACCTTAAGGTTTTTATAACCAAGCCCATCATTAAGATCATCTCCAACAATAATATCTGCTTTCAATTGTATTTCAAATCTTGCTTTACAAAGATTTGCAATATTCTCGGCTGTACCAGTCTTAGCTTTAGTTCCTGTAAAGATAGCTTCAAGATTATAACGTAAATCATAAGCAACAAAACCGCCAGCTTCTACAACTGATACTCTGTTCCAAACAAAACTAGAATCAACACCATATGTTGTGTTACCAACAACATCTCGATATCCACCTGTGTCTAATGGTTCTGAAAGTTGGCAGTTTGCTTCGATCAATTCATCATAATCAAGTTTAGGTTCCCAGCTACCATCTCGAACTCGATATCCACTGACATTTTCGAGTTTGAATGTATTTGGTTCTCCAACTTCTGACCCAGCTTGCAAACCAGCTTTTATACAAGCTTGTGCCCATGGATCAAGATAAGCCGTCTGCTTTTGAGAGTAACTGTATACCAAAGGATCTTGACCACAAATTGAAACATACGCTGAAGACATTGCTGCTGCCATTGCTTTAAATTCAGTTTTTGATCCAAGAACAGAAACATAAGCATTTCTTTCAGATTTACCGCTTGTGCCCCACATCTTAATAACATGGCTTTTAGCTAACGCATTCACTGAAGAAATCGTGACCGCACCAGCATCTTCTGAAATTAATGGGACAACAATATTTATTCTTACTGTTTCAAACGCTTCAAACCCATTTGCATAATCAGAGTTTGCAGATACACCATTTGTTCCACCAGTAAAGAAAGCTGGAGTTGTAAATGTTGCAAGGGCACCATCAACATTTGTAATCCTTGCAGCACTAGCAATATCACTAGTGGCTGTTAAGAAATCAACAAAATCTTGAACATCTCGTTTAAGATCCAAAGCTACTGTTTCAATATTGATCGCATTGTAATAATCAAGTTCGATAGAATCAAGATCACCATTGGGTCCAGTCAAAGTACATGTATAAGATGCATGTGCATTGATTACATCGACCAACTCTTGAAGAGTCATTTTTGAAACTAGCTCACCGTTCTCGGTCTTACCGATAATGAAATCAAGATCGTCTGCTGGAGTAGCTGCACAGCTAGTCGTAAGTTTTCGATCTCCAGCCGCATCTGCAATCGTCAAAGTTGAAGTTACTGCTGCACCTGTATAAAGGATTTGGATTTGAGATACACCACCAAGCTCTTGTTCTGCGTCTTCAATCAAGCTACCTTTTTTCAAGGTAATATAACGAGAACCTTTTCGGCCTCTATCTGTACCAGCGATACCAAGGATAGTATCAAGTGTTGAAGTAGCACTAACCGAAATATAACCAAAATCCAATTTAGCAGTTGTAAGAACTGAGGTTAAAATTTCAATATCAACTTTCAAACCGTTTGCGGAAGCTGTGACTGGTCTGGAAGGGGACCATCTTGCATCTGTATTCAATTCAGTTTCAATAGCAGAAGTTGTTTCAGCTGCACCTGTCAGAAGAGAAGTAAAAGTATAAACTGTTCCATTGATAGTTACGATCAATGTGTCGCTACCACCAGACAAATCAAATGGTCCATCGATTGTTCCATTGATGATCGCATTCAAATCTGTGATCGAACCAACCGATACGTTATCAACGTTGGCATTGTTCTCATCTGCACCATAATTTACAGTTTCAAGATCGACTAGACTAAGAGGAGTCGCCTCGTTATTAGCTAGTCCTAATACAGCCTTTGTTGAATTATTTGTTTTCCAAATGATCACTGTACTTGCACCGTTTGCAATTCGAGCATCATTTGAAGGTTCAACTAAAAGTCCTAATGCATCTGCTATAGGTCCAGACTTGTATCTCGCCTTTGCAGATTGAATTTGAGTCCCTTGTAACACATCCAAAACACCCGGCTCACCACCCACTGATTCACCTACTATGCCAACAATACCCGTTGGCTGTAATGGGAATCCTGTGAGATTTTGTACTTTTAAAGCACTGTAGGAACCCGGCTTTCGAATGGTCTTTCCATTAAATACACGTCTAATTGCCATTTCTTATCTCCCTTAAAAGCCTTTAAAAATTTCATCCCATTCCTGAATTGTGGCGAACTTCACACCAACCGCTTTCGGATATGTAAGCATCCCACTCCACAAACACTTTCGAACACTTTTGATTTTAACGTAAACACCAAACGGAATTTTATTAGTAGCAGCCACTTCCGTCTTTTTAGATAATTCATTTATATAAGATCTTTTCTGATCCGTTGGCATCTTAGATGCCTCAATCTCCTCAATCTTCTTTTCGATAGAAAATGTTCTCTTCTCTTTACTAAATTTTTTCTTTTCTACCATTTTGACCTACCCTCCTTATTCAAACTGTACGTCAAGATCAATTTTACCCACCATAGGCACTTTATCTTTCTGGAACAGAGCAAATGTCTGAACCGTTGCAGTTACAAATCTTGAAAACATATGAGAAGGAAGGTATTCATTCAGTCGTGAAAGATCTGTTGCACTGTATGTAATATTCTTCAAACCCTCACTGCCCAATTGATCCCTGTATGCATTCAAAAGATAGATAACAAGCATATACAAATACTTTGTTAAGTCCGGTCCTCCTACAGCATGTATTCCTATCAAGATTTCATCTTGTATTGAAGTATATCCTATTTCTTTTCGATCTGTAACATTTTCATCTCCATCTAATGTATCAACTTGCCCTTCAAAGTCATTTAATCCTGAATATTGAAGCAACTCTGATCCGCTTGAAAGATTTATTGAAATAGTTGGAGAAGTCTCGCTTTCGAGTGGGAATGACTGAATAATTTTAATCTCAGTATTATTGATATATGTTGCGATCTCATCAATTTTAGATTGACCATAACGGGCACTGAGGATTGACTTGCAAAGGTTTCCAAAAACATAATCTTTTGCATCTGGAGTTGTTCTAAACCATTCAAACCCTTGTTCAAGAATATATTCAAAAATAAAGTCTACCGGATACAATCCATAATATTGATCAGTAATAGCTTCTTCATTAGGGTAAACGTACACTAGACCTCCAAAGTCGCATTAACAATTTTATCAAGTTCTTGATCTGCAAATCTTTCAACTTCTTTAAGAATATTATGTGCTTTAATTCCCGGATGTATCCACGCACTAGGCTTAGAATTCTCACTCATAACTCGCCAAGTCATCAACATGCCTTGACCTCTTTGCTTAGTTGTCCCTGTAGGTTTTTGAATCCTTGTTAAACCTTGCAAATATTTATGAACATCAGCACCTTTTGGAATCCGCTTGACAGGTCCACTTTTAACCTGACCACTCGCACTCCTTATCATCTTATCTAATCCATACTGGCTCACTGCTTTTTTTAAATGCGTTTGTAAATTTGCATCTTTCGCTTTTCCAGTATACCCAAGCCTTGCATCTGAAGATGTAGAATGTCTGAACGGTATGATCACATATCTCTTTCCATCTTTACCAACTTTTGATTTCGAACCACCAAGCCAACCGGGTCTTACATTTTTCATATCAAAAGATGGCATCCCATGCTCAATATTATTTGGCATAGTACCAACAAGTGTAATTTCATAAACAGGTTCCCCACCATCAGTCCTAGTGGTGAAACTTTCAGCTTGTCTTAGTCCATTGATATAAATTTCTCTTGATGTCTTTAGACGGGTTTGAGCTAGCCTGATCCATTCAGACTGAGACGCTTTCGCTAAACCGGCTATGGCTCGACGGAACACATCAACCACACCCATTTCAAGCGTGTTAATGTCAACACCAAGCCCTTCAAGTTTTGCGTTAACAGAAATCAATCTATGTCTCTTCCTTTGTTATAGACCATGTAATCCCACCTTATATGAGCTTGCTGTGGTAATTGGACAGGTTCTTTATAAGGTTTATTTTTAGAATCGTAGTAATAACGATTTTCATGTATCAAATCTAAAACCCTGAATGTTGGTAATGTAGGATATAAAAATGAATACAAAGTCCCTACAGCCGGTTTGTTTGAAGTGAGCCAAGTCAAAGTTCTACCAGTCAATGAATAATCCGTATCTCTCACATATTTATTTCCAAACGAATCAACCAGTGAATAAAATCCACCGTCACTTGTGTCTGAAGACACATACCGTGTGTACTCAATAT